TATCCCCGTTGATGTAGGCAACAAAGTCCCTAGTTGCCGACGATAATGTAAGTCCTGGCGCAGATTTCTTAATACAAATACCGGAAGTTCCTGCCATGAAGCTGTCCGGTGAAGTCGTACCCAAACCAAGACTACCCGAGGTCGCTAGGTACATAGGAACTTGCCAAGTGATCTNTTCCCCGGATGTCCCAGATGCAGCATATAGCCACTGATGGGATCCGTTTCCTTGGTAATAGCCGCTAGCCGCATACCCTGAGCCAATATATCGGGCAACCCCATCATAATATGAATTCTGGTAATACGCCGCGTTTACTGGGTTACTCCTGTGCGCTACCATGACTTGACCAGCCCCAAGTCTCAAATTCGCGTAGCCTGTGGCACCCGGGACATTCGCGGAGGCCCCCACAGCGACACCACCCCCAACCGGCTGCAACAAAAGATCATAGGCAGTGGCCGTACCGTCGAATCTATGTGATTGCAGCCAAGAGTTTCCGCTTGTGTTGACACCAGCTGCTAATCCATAAGTTCCATTAGACAATGTCAAATGACCTGAGCCATTTCCCAGTGTGGGGACGGACGAACCAGCCCCAACNGTNGATTGAATTCGACCGTAAATAGTCGCTGTGTCNCCCATGTGGAAACTGGATCCGCTGAATCTGCCAATNTCGGCATTATTAAGNCCTANGATGATTGGCACGGCAGTTGTAGCAAGNAGATAGGCNGCTGAAGNCCCNGAGGTTAAAAACAAGTCGGATGCTGAAGGCCCGGCTAGTCTGAGTGCCGCGTAATTCGTGGGGCCGTAAAGCTCCAGCCCTGCTGCGCCAGAAGTAAATGTTGAGATGTCATTGCTGAACTTAGCGAAGTTTGCCTTTGTACCCGCTCCAGTCCTGAGATCCACAAAGACACCCTCACCCGCTAGGGTAAGGGGCTCCCAATCACTCAATGCACCATTTAAAGCACCTAGAAGTGCCCCGGCTCCAGCAGCGTATCCCGATGCCAGAAACGCATCCCCTCCTGAAGTCGCGCCAACCTTGAAAATGTTTCCTGATGGAGTGCCAAGAATCGTAAATGTTGTGCCGTCGTAAGTCAAGTTAGAGCTTGTGGATATCGCGGATGTGCCGTTGCCGTAAAGCAATCTGCCTGTGGGGATTGTGGTTAATCCAGTTCCACCATTGGGGACAGTAAAAGTTCCGGTAAATTCGGTAACAGCTAAGGGGAGTGCCGCCCATGCCGCACCATCCCAATATTCAAACCGATCTAAAGAGTTATTATACCGTTTGGCATTTGTAGGGGTGTTTGTGGGGGAAGCCCCTTCGTACATTATGGTTGCGTCTACATCTCGGTCTTTTAGCTCCGTCAATACATCCGTATATGTCGAAGTTAAAGTGGGGTTATTCCAATTGGCCATGAGGTTACTCCTTAATTTTCACCTTCTAATTTTACCATTTTACAAGGTGTAAATTTAATCTATTTACACGCCTCTAGCTCGCCAAGAAATATCTATTGAAACCCTATTCCCCGATGTGTCCCAGCCATAAACATAAAATCCCGTAGGGTTTAGATCGCCGGAATCGAAATCAAAAGTTAAGAAGTAAGGTTGACTCGTGCTCATAGCATTTCCAGTGACACTTGTAACTTGCAAAAATGCTTGATTATAAGTTATAAAGGTTCCACCTACATCCGTTGACAAGATTGCGGCGATCCCCCCATCGTCGAGAGGCTCCGCGCTCGTCCCTAAAGCTAGACCTTTGTAATAGGATAAGGTATCACCTGTATTCGGAGGATTAACCCAGTTATATTCGACTTGGATAAATCTAAAATTTGTAGCATAAATGTTATATTGCTGATTTGCTACAGTCGTCCATACAAGGGTATACCTTATTAAGTCACTAGCTTCCGAGCCGCCGGAAGGGGACATCGAAAATTCAGTGCTATAGTCTTTAGATTCTTTTGTAAAGTATATATAGGTTCCATCCTGCCCTACAACCCTACAAATTCTTACTCCCGCAGGAGTTCTGCCGGATACGAAGTCCCCGTTATCTGGGATTTTCGTACCGTCTAAATCACTTTTCGGAACTCTGGTGACTTTATTATCGATACTGTAGGCATAAGCATAAGTGCCGGAATTCTTAATATTTTCGCCGGTATTGATTCTACCCGCTCTCAATACGACCAGTTCTTGCATACTGTTATCTACGGTAACTCGCTCATACCCTACCGGACTATTATTAAGAACTACAGTACCATTGACGATTACAGCGTCCTCTTGCGCAACGCCATGTAACATATCTAAAGTCTCGATGTATTGTGCATCTAAATTCGCTGGTTCTAAGTAATAGATAAAACCATCGTCGATCTGATCTTGTGGAGTAGAGTACCCTTCATTTAGAAAGTGGTCTTCGTAAGTTTCGGTTTCGTCGATCATTGGGAACCCTACTCTAGTTCCACTTAGTAAAGTTCTAAAGTAAAAAGTGCTGTCGTCGGGGAACCACATATCCGAAGTGACTTCACCTAAAAAAGTATAATCACTCTGAGGTGAAACCGCCACCTCGACCATCGTGCCGGACGATTCATTCCCGGCAGTATCAACCGCCGTTACCCAGTATCTGTAAACTGGATTACTAGGTTCCGTCTCAGTGATTTGGCTTATGGTTGCATCCACAGAAGAGATTTTAGTCCCACTCCCTACACTTGTTCCTTTGTAAACATTGAAATATCTAATCGGTAGGGAGGATTGCGCCGAGAGCCATGTCAAAATAACTTGGCTTCTGATGGCTTGCGCCGCTAAATCCGTGACATCTGGTGGGTCTAGGACTATAACATCTACATAAGATGTATCAGTACTAAAATTCTCGGCGATATCGATGGTCTTAAAAAAGTATCTCTTTGTACCTCCGTAGTTTATCCTTTCGGAATATTTTCTGGCCTTGGTGGTAACTAGGAAATCCGCTGAATCCCAAGTATCACTTGTTGTCCCTACTCGAATTTCAAACTCACTTACAAAAAAGGTGGTTTGAACAACGGACCATTCTAAAATCGCATTTCCTAAATTATCAAAATTGTATGAAACTGTTGGGGCATTTGGAGCTAAAACCGTAACTTCAACTTCATCATAATCTATCGATTCGTTGCCGCTTGTATCGACACCCTTGATTAAATATGTGAAGGTTCCTACAGAGCGAGTATTATCTACATAGGTTGTAGTTTTATCTTTTGTAACTAGGGTTGCGGATTCCCAATCACCATAAGTTAAGAACTGTATCCCAAAATTGGCCAGGTTTCTGGATTTTGTTGCGACCGCTACCGTTGAACCATTTGAATTTAAGGTTACACCGCCGGATCCAAAGTACAGAGTGTTAGCACTTTGGGATGAAAATTCATCGGGTTGAATTACCCACAATGTAGAGTCTAAACGGTAAACTCTAACTACACCGTTCGGGCTATCCTCAAAGGGAGCTGAAACCGCCAGCCTGTTTGCCGCAGGATTCAGGGCGATATTTGTTCCAAAAAATTCTCCTCCTGCGGGGGTAGAAACTAATAGTACATTTCTTTGGGTCCACTCTTCGTCCCCAGAGTCCCAATCAAAAGTGAAGACACCACCTTGATTTGTTTCATCGTCGTCCAGCTCCGGTGCGCCAACAACTAACACTGTCCCATCGGAATTTAGGGCAACGGAAGTCCCAAATTTTATGCCCGTTACAGAAGAAAAGGAGGGTGTAGGTAAATCGATTCTTAAATCCCATTCTTCATCCCCAGAATCCCAGTCGTAAGTTTCTACTTCTCCATCCCCAGATCCGCTTGCGGGTTTTCCAACTGCTAATACCTGACCGTCTCCACTTATAGCCACAGAAGCTATGGGAGAGCCGTAGTCCCAAGGGACTCCTCTTAAACTCCACCAAGAACCGTCCCCTTGCTCTACCAAATCATAGGTATAGATTCTGTTTTCCGTAGCGTCTGTTCTAGTAGATGCCAGAACAACCAAAATCGTACCGTCGGAATTTAATGAAACGGACTTTCCAAAGTGTAAAAAATTGGAAGTATCATTTACCGGAGGATACAAATCGGCAATATTTCTACGCCAAATCGTATTAGGGCCGCTGCTATAAGGTGCGAAAGTTTTGACTACGCCGGCCTCAAGCCAAGCCAAAGCCTGAACTGAGTAAAACTTTCTAGGGTTCCCCGTTACCAATTTCGTGCCGTCAGAGGACATGCTCAAACTTTCTGGGGTGAAACTGGTAAAATAAGGGTCATACTGTAAAGGGTCTAAAGGTGAGAATTTTTGATTTTGATATCCCCACCCATCTAAATTCTTAAGTCGAATTTCATAATAATCGATATCTCGGTCGTTTGCCTTATCCCAAGTCAAAGCTATAGAATAATTTCTAAAAAAAGAAGTGAACCCGGTGATATTTGATGGGGGATTAGATTTACCCACTACTTTGTGAGGTTTGGTCTTAAAAAATCCCGCCTCAAAAAGATTACTTTCTGAAGTGTATGCTCCAGTTACACCTTCTCTTGTTATGTATTGGAAAGAACCCCAATACTCCTGACCCTCCACGACATCTATCAGAAGAATTTGAGAATCCGAATCGAGTTCAAAAGTCATGAAGTTCCACTGTCCCGATTGATCTTGGATATCTCTCCAAGCTGCCCTGACCCCATAAGGGGAATTTGGGGCGTTTCGGGGTTCAGGTTTAAATCGAATGCGAATACCAGGAACTAAACCGCCCGATTCATTGCTGTAAAGAGCACTTTCATCCGATACAATTTCCACTATTTCTGGGGCAACTGGTTCAGACCTTCTGGCCGTAAGTGTCTCAGTGATTTTGGAATCGAAAGGAGGTATCTCTTCGGAATCGGCGTTAAAAACCGCTGGGGCGTATTCTATCGCTGTTATCTCGGCACTCAAATCTTGATTTGGTTCGATTTGGGTAACAATCAATTCCACTGCCGCCCCAGGACTTACTTCCCCAAAAGCTAATAAATTTCCCACTTGAATCGAACCGTAACCCGCTCCGGCCACAACTTTTACCGCACTGGTGGTACGAATATCCCCGGTTCCGGCTAAATAGGTATAAGGGGTGACAGTGAAAGAATAAATCACCATGTCCTCACCCCGAACCCGACAAGCATAATCTTCAGTAATATCCAAATCTAATGTGCCTTCCAGAACTATTAAATCGTTACCAGAATCGACTTGCTTATCGAGGATTCTTGTTGAACCTAAACCCCACTTTATGACATCGTCTTGATATAGAAATAAATCCCCCTTAGTCAACTGGATCATTTCTATATCCGCAGTGAACCTAATCACCTCTGGCCGCAACTGTGCTACTGCCATATAATAGCGAGTTAATTTGTAGATTTGGTCAGAATTTGTTACACCCCAAAGATCGAGAGTCTCAAAAACGGTTGCATTTGAGGCTGTATACCCATCGTTGTAAACGATTCGTTCATCCCTGTCGAAATCCTTATCTTCGTTTCTAAATCCCACTCGAATTGCATGAGGCTTTTCGACGAAAGTTCTTTCCGAGTTAAATCCCCAAGAATTTCTTGGAGTAAAAAGTTGGACCGGAGCCGTTCTTTCTTTATCAATTACTACAGTATGAAGTCCATCAATAACATCGTAAGAAGCCCTTCCTGTAGCAGCGATATCCTGTAATTGAGTTAGTTGAGTTGTATAGTTATCGATGACCGCATTACAAGTAAATCCTTGTTCATCACAAAAATCCGCCCACTCTTTTAGCTGTGGCCAATTTATCAAATTGTCACTGATCGGTTTTTTACTGGCCTTTCCGGTTAAAACATCAGCCAGAATCCATGCGGGGTTATTGGTTTCTTCATAGGTGAAAGTACCACTATTCCAAACCCTCAGAACGGATGAGGCCATACAATTTAAAGAATTGACTGACCCAGCCAACTGTTCCGTAGCTTTGAGTCTAAATGCTAAAGTTTTAATGTTCTGGCTTAGGATGGCTTCTTGCTCCGAAAAACTTCTTAAAGTTGACCAGCCCAATTCATCCCTGATTTTATCATCATCCGTATCAGGGGTTATCCTTCTAATTCTAATGTCAAATTGATCGGATTCGGAGGGATCAATATAAAATGACCATCGGACTGGCTGGGAACTTTTTCCTGATAAATTATAGGTTAGGGGATCTTTTTCATCTTCATCTAGTACAATTGTATTAGATGCCCAAACATTGAATCGGGAGTTTGATGTATTATTAAATACTGCTCTATTTGGGATGAATGCTGTATAAAGTTCCTCGGCATGTAATCCCACATTAAAAAGTTCATCGAATTGAGGGCCGGATGGCCCCGCTCCAACCAAAGTAAGTGCTAAGGATATTGTGTCAATTTGATAGATCAGAGTTCTGTTAAAAGTGGCACTTTCGGGGTCCTGGTCGGTACAAGTAATAAAAACCGATTTACAATTGTTTTGTGCATAATAGGCTCTTTCAAAAACATTTGAGGAGGGTGCAACCCTTGGATGAATAAAGAATCTCACTCTGGTTGAGGACTTAAAAGGTTTTAAAGTTATGATGGGTTGAGTGTCGACTCGCCCCCCACCACCATATAATTGTTTAAAAAAAGTGAAAGTTCTAATTCCTAATGTGTCACAGGGTTTTACTATTGCCTCGGTTATATTCGGGACATTATTACAGGTGAACATCAGCCCTTTTGCTGCGTAAAGTAGTTCATTGAATTGGGAACCGTCATAAGTAATAACCACGCTATGGTGGTCAACCAAAGTTTCTAAGCCGAGATTTATGGATATCGTTTCCTCGCTGACAACTTGAGTAAAATCAATAGAACCATCAAATACCGCATTAGAGAATCCTTCAAAAAGGTCTAAAGTTACAACCGTTACAATTACGGGACCTAATGGAATATCCGAGTTAGGATTTTGAGTAAACCTGACACCGTAATCCCTATCAATATAAATCCCTTGTCCCGTTATAGGATATAAAGTAGAATATCCCGCAGCGTCAGCAAAACTTGTACTTTTCCATTCATAAGCAGGAGAAGTAGATAAAAAAGAGAACGCGGAAGTACTTCCCACTGATTCCAGTGCCCCCGTGGTTGTGTTCACTTTATAAACCCACATAGTCCTATCAGAAGTTCTAGTAACAAAACAAAAAAGCTGATTTTGAGTTCCGTAGGAATAGTGGTATACAATGTTATAATTGCTTCCTGATGGGCCAGAGATGAAATTGAGATTTTGGGTCAAAAAAGATCCGGCCGCACTGATTTGAGGGAAAGGGGTCCCCGCCTTAAAATTCCAAGACCTTAAATAATCATTTGAAACAGTAGAAGCCGGCATGGGTATCTGTTCTATATTTTTCGATGGTATAAGTAATTTTCCAGAATACAAGTCGTAAATTGCACGAAACCCATAATTGAGTGTTTTTAAATTATCATAACCTATCGCCAAACTGTTTAAGGGATCCGCTTCGTCTGGAAATAGATTTCCCCCACCAGATATAACCAAAAACGACCCGATATAAGTTCCAGTGGCGGAAAAGTCGATATAAGAATCCTCAAATACTTCCGTTAGTCGCTTTAATTCCGCATTAACCCAATGAGTATCGTCGTCGCTAGTTTTCTTGATTTGAGCTTCAAATGTAATCGTGACCGGGAAACTATTACCTTGCAAGTCATACCGTATTAAGCCGTTTCCGGCTATTAAATCGAAACTTATCACATCGGTGTTTTCCGGCGTGGTTCGTGTCACCCAGCTATCCGCTTGGCGTAATACAATTTCTAGCTGCTCTTCATTTACTGCGGCATTGTACTTTGCCCTAGCCTTCGGCTCCATTCTTTGAACCGAAGTTACTACATTCAAACTTACACCTTGATAATTTCCAATTGCGGTGTCCCCAATTCTCACATCCTCGATTATGAGCCTCGTATCATCCCCATCTGGTACAAAACCTACACCTAATACCCCGTAGATATATTGATCTTTCCCGTTAATTTCGGTATAAGGTTTAATAGCATAGGGGGGATAAAGCCTTATTCTCCCATAAATAACCGGAACTGGCCCATAAGGATTTGCTTGATTCTGGGTAGAAGTGATCGTATAAAGAGGGGTATCTTTAGTCTGATTGTTTGCCCTGCCCCCGATATCTTGCTGGGGTGGTGGAATAAGTTTATTTGTTACTATGGCCGCTGAAAAAGTTCCTAAAAGATTTGCTACACCTAATTTAAAACCTTTTAGGGCTGCCAATTTTTGGCCATACATGGCCTTAGCAAAAAAACCTGCAAAAACATTTCCTAAGACAAGTGGAAGGATAAATCGCAAAATTCCCTTTAACTTGCTTTTTTGGGGCCGAATCTTTAAGATGATTTCATCTTGGGGCTTCAATATTAAATTTAGGTCGTCGGTTTCAACGCCATTGACAATTAGCATATATTGTATGCTAGGATTTAGAAAACCTTGCTCCAAGCAACCTATGACAATATCCTCAACCGTTGCGGTTTCGGTCGTCAGAGTTAGAACTTTTTTAAAGTTGAAGGAGTTGTTTAGAAAATTAGGGGAGAAGAGGATATTGAAAGAATGCTTCATGTCTAAAAAACCCCGCAAATTTGTCGTACCGGTTCTTGGATAAAATTCTTGAGTCATTCAATTTTATCACATGAACCCCCTCTTCGGAACTCATATTAAGCACCTGCTCTTTTTCAAGATAGATGCCCACATGCAGGGGAAGGCCATTTTCATTTAGAAATAAAACAACATCCATAAACTGGGGACTGAAAACCTCTTTAAACGGTGAAAAGAAGGGCTTAATAGAATTCGACCTCCTCTCAGTACCTTTTCCAATTTTGGACGGCGTAGGTTGCTCTATTTCGATTGAAAATAGCTCTTTATAGACTAGAACAATAAAACCATAGCAATCACACCCATCAAAATCTTGCCCCCAAAGTTTATAAGGTATAGAGTAAAACTTGTAGAGTTTTTTGATGGTATCTTTTATGACCATTAAAAAAGTCCGGGGAAATTGTTAGGAGTAAAACCCTCATTTGGAAATCTGGCCGATAAGGTGTCCTCATAACCGAATTGCATATCAATCGTAAATTGGTCTACTTTAAAATTACGAAGTATCAATTCAGAAAGTCGGATTTCTGGGTTTGATATAATGCTAACTTTAACATCGGGTGAAGTTACTAAAGTCCCATCAACAACTAAAAAATAATCTAGCTTTGGAGGGAAGACGAAATTTCTAACATCCGTTAAAATTTCCCTAGCCACATTGTCAATTTGAATGGTGGCTAAAGGTGGCTCATTTTCTATGGTTGGTGGGGTAACAATGTTAAAAGGTATTGCTTCGTAAGTTCCGATCAAAGAAACATGCACAGGGTCCGTTGGATTGTATGAAACATTTACGGTATTATTCGTAAACATTAAAGGAGCGTCAAGTTCTGGACTACTAATCTTAATACATTCCACAAATGCAGTCCCAATGTTTTGACGGGATATTAGATTTTTTGCTGTGGTGGTTAAAGTTCTTGCCATAATTTAAACCCTTAAGTATATGAATTGGGCCGTCACGATCCAGTGGTCCCCACCCATGAAAGTCGTTTTATACCCTTGATCAGCCATAAAGTTGCAGGTTATATCTGTCCCATCATAGGGGCTATCAAATGTGAACTGCTCCGTGCCATCTTTTAAAGTATCGTGGTAGAAATCTTTAAAAATATCCAACTGGTCTAAAGTAACCTTCCAACCTACTCCTAATGTTTCATACCCTACTGTCGAACGCCGTCGAAATTTTGGAGGGCCATAAGCGGGGGTGCTTTTTATGGCATTAGAGTAGTCTGAAGAAAAGTTCTCCTTCGTGATGAATTGTGGAAGTGTTGAGGGCCAAACGGGTAGAGTCATTAGTATCCTTTTCTATTGATTTGAAAATTGGACCTTAAAGTTCTATCGAACTTTCCAGAGGCGATTCCGGTATTTACAATGTCCGTTACCATAAGTTCGATGTTTATATTTCCTTGATCATCCGTGTTTTGTTGTGTTTCCACATTTGCAGACGATGAATTATTGACGACAATGTTTACATTTGACCCTCCAACTAATTTATTGAGGGGCATCACTTTTCCATTCATTCCCGGAAGAAAAATCTCTGGGCTAGAGGGTCTTTCATTTACCATATATCGTTTCCCAGGAGAAACATCCCCACCTGAAACCCTGCCGCCGCCGAAAACCGTATCATACCCAAAAGCTGTTGGTCGGGGAGCGATAGTAGATGAAACCGCCCCTATTAAGCTATTTCCTGTAGGTGTTACAGTCCCGGCTATTGATGGGGTTCTCATAGCCGCTTCGGTAGCGGTTGATGGTCTAGCCGCACCCGCAGCGATCCCCCCAAATAAAGAATTGAACCAAGATGGGGTATCGCCGGATGTTACGCCCTGCATAAGTGGCTCTATAACCCGCATTTGGAATTGTAATTCTAAAAGCCGGGCAAGCATGTTGTCGATCATGTTCGAGAATGAAAATTCACCGGTTTTGATAAACTCTAAAAAAGCCCCTTGCATATCCGTAAACATAGATTTAAAAGCACTTCTGTATGCTTCGGTTGCTTGAATCTGCTTTCTAAAAGTTTCATCGAGTTCTTTTCTAAATTCAAACTCATAATATGCCTTGGTTTGAGCATTGATTCGGATCTTTTCATCCTCATGGTTATAAAGCTGGTCAAGAAGTTCGAGCCGTTGAGTCAGAAGGGTTTTCTCATCTTGAAAGGTTGTGACACCTAAAAAAGATTTGATATCCGCTGCCCTTTTACGGCTTGTTTCTATCAGTGCTTTCTCACCAACTTCTTGAGTGACTTTCTTCTCATTTATCTGGTCGTTGATCCACTTTCTAAGGTCTTCAAACCCTGCACCTATTGTTGTAGGGTCGAACTGAATATCTTGCAATTTCTCTTTGAACCTTTTTTGAAATTCGGTGTTAAAAGTATTTTCAGCCCCCGTCCTAAGTGCTTTTGCATCCTGGCCTTTCAAAGTTTCTGTTAAAAAACTTGTTAGGGTTTCTATGTTGCCTTTAGTAATTGTCTCCGCTACTTTTACTATCTGGAGTCCAGTCTCGGCTTCAATTTTGGCATAGTTAAAAAGTGCGACTCTTGAAGTCGTATTTAAAAATTCCTCTGCTCTTGCTGATAAAGTTTCACCAGAATGGCTCAAGAGGTCGCTAAAGAATTTGAAGAGGTCTGTGGTTATCAGGGTTCCCGTTTTAGTAAAATCAACTTTGGAAACATCTAAACCTGTTACACCGCCTACAAAATTTTTAATTTCTTGGAGTTGCTTTTCCAAGAGTGCCGGGTCGGTGATCGACTCCATAGGAGAGATGATCAGAGCCTCATAAATAGTTTTAGCAATATCTTCGCGCGTAGCGTCAAAAATTGGTGCGGACATCAATTTTTTTATGTCGTCGAATTTCTCCATCTGGCCTTTGCTCGTGGTATCCAAACGAATACTCTCCCCTGCACTTTTTAGCATTGCATCGGCCTGTTCAAATATTTTACCTGCTACTATTTTTTGGAACTCTACTGTATCATCTTTTCCAAGAATTTCGGAGCGAAATATAACCGTTTGCAATTTCTCAAAGTCTTCATTTCCAATTGCTCCCCCGACTCTGGCATCGATGAGTTGCCGCCTCTTTTGAAAAAAACCGCCTAACGCTCCCCCTGCCGAACCTTCCAATCCTAAAACAGATTTTGTAAGGGCGGACAATTCTTTCTGCCTTTCCAATCTTAGAAGGTCTCTATACCGCTCGCGCACAATTTTATCCGCTTCGGATATTCCTTCGACGACTACGGACATTGTCTCCTTAGCCGCTTTCTCCATTTTCTTATCCGCAATAGTATTAGAAGCTAAAATGCGGCTATCGAAAGTGGATTTTTCTTTGAGTAATGCTTCTCTTTTAGCCCTTAGTTCCTCGGTCTTCCTTTTGACGAACTCGTTCGACGCATCTGGATTAGTATTAAAAGCTATTATGCTTTCTCCAATAGCTTTTATCTCGGAATCGATGAATTTTCTACGCTCTTCTATTCCTTCACTAAATGCTTTCGCAAATACCGTAGGATCCGATTGTTGCCTAAGTGCTATCGCTCTTATTTGCTCGGTATTAAAGTTCTTTTCGAGTATTTCCTTTGCCATTTCCTTTGTAACCATAAAATACTCGTAAGCAGCTCCTTCCAAGCTATCGACACTCCGAAAAAGGATTTTTAAATTTCTTTCTCGCGCTTCTTTGAGTTGGCGGCTGGCCATCTCCTCGAAGTTTGGGCCACCCTCCGAGACAGCCTGTCTTAGAGTAGGAAGAATAAAATTTCGACTTCCTACAGAAAGAGTATTATCGGCTCCCGAATTGTTCTTCATCAGTAATTGTCTTTTCTGGATTGCCACTCGTATCTGTTCCGGTTCATTCACTTTGATTAAGCCTAATTTTGAGGCGATTCCAACTATCACATCGATTAGGTAATTGCCGGATGCACTTAATCCTTTAATAATCGTTTCGGTCAACTGAAACATATCTTCGGAGTAAAGATTACTTATAGCCTTTAGCGTGACTTTCAACTCTTCCCTGAAAGTGGTGAGAACGGATATGATTTCTTTTTCTCTATTATCAAATATCTCTTTGCGAAATTCAAATGGCACATTTTTGATGCTTTCTAAAGTTCCAGAGACCCCTGCTCCGACTTTGGCGGCGGCGGGTCCTAAAGTTCTCTGCAATTCTCGACCGAATAGTGGCAGAAAGTCTCTTGAAAGTAACTGACCAGAGGAAACCAATTTATCTAATTGGCCTTGGGTGACTCCCATTGCTTTAGCGGCCAGTGCGAGGGACCCCGGAAGCCTTTCAGCTAGCTGAAGTCTAAGTTCTTCCATTGACACTTTACCTTTAGAGGCCATTTGGGATAGAGCATACATTACACCTTCGGTTTCTTCGCCTGAGAGCCTAAACACCGCCTGAGCTTGTGAAATGCCCTCAAATACGGAACGAATATCCTTCAATGGTAAGCCGATTTGAGCAGCAGAAGCGTAAAATTTACTAGAGGACTTTAGCATTGATTCGATATTAAGGTTATACCTTTTAGACAAATCGACAAGGTATTCCATTTCTCGTATGGCGGCTTTATCGGAGCCGAGCGAGAAAGTAAAAATGTTCTTGCTTCTATCTAATAATGTGCTAATTTCTAAAAGTCTATCTAACTCATTTCGTAT